CTCTAAAGCTATCAACGAAAGTGAGAGAAAACACCTCACAACACTTCATATAACTTAAGTTAACTTAAGTATCTTAAGTAGAAGTAACTCCCTCGTTTTTAGTCTACTTAAGATACTTAGGTAGTTCGATTGATGTTTATAATGTTTATTACTTAGCCCTATAATTGGATAACTAAATGGTTGATAAAAGAAAGACTATGCCTCACCTTTTTAAGAAAGGTCAAATCCCTAACCCTAACGGAAGACCTAAAGGTTCTGTTAATAAATATACTCAACTTGCTAGAGAACTCTTAAGCTCCAGAGGTGAAGAGATTGTTCAGGTGGTCATTGCTAAGGCGTTGAAAGGTGATGTTCATTGTTTAAAGATGTGTATGGATAGAATCGTTCCTGCTCAGAAAGCTATTGAGATTAAACATACTAAGAGTGAAGGTGGGTTGACTATTAATGTTGGCACGACTGAACAAATAGAAGAAATGGCTAAGGTCAATAAACCTAAGAGATTAAAGACTAAGAAAGATGATGAGGTCATTGCTGAGGTCTTAGACTAGGTGGGTACTTTAAATGTTGAGCTACATCCTGCTCAATTAGAGATATTCAATTCAGAAGCTAGATTTAAAGTTATTGCTGCAGGAAGACGTTTTGGTAAGTCTAGATTAGCTGCTTGGATATTGTTAATCAAGGCATTACAATCTGATTCTAAGGATGTCTTCTACATTGGTCCTACCTTCCAACAATCTAAAGATATCATGTGGAATATGTTGAAAGAGTTAGGTGGAGACCTGATTCAAGACACGTATGAGAATACTGCTAGAATAACACTAACAAATGGTAGAAGAATCTACTTAAAAGGTTCTGATAGACCTGATACCCTCCGTGGTGTTGGTTTAGCCTACGTTGTTATGGATGAGTACGCTTCAATGCGACCTGATGTGTGGGAAATGATTATACGACCTACACTTGCTGACGTAAGAGGTGGTGCTATGTTTATTGGTACACCTGCTGGTAAGAATCACTTCTATGATTTGTACATGGATGCTGAGAAAGACGATGATTGGGAAGCTTTCTCTTACAACTCCACTGATAATCCCTATATACCCGAAGATGAGGTCGAGGCTGCCAGAAGCTCTATGTCTTCTATGGCTTTTAGACAAGAGTTCGAGGCATCCTTTGAAACATTCTCTGGTGGTATCTTTAAAGAGGAATGGTTCTTACAAGGTAGTGAACCTGAAGAGGGTAACTACGTTATTGCGGTTGACCCTGCTGGATTTGAAGCCTCTGATAAAGAAAGGGGGCTTAAAACCTCTAAGTTAGACGAGACTGCTATTGCTATTGTTAAGATAGACCGAGATAAGTGGTGGGTTAAAGATATTATGCACGGAAGGTGGTCTATTAAAGAGACTGCTTCCAAGATATTAAAGGCAGCTTCGGTTAATGAAGCTACCACTGTGGGTATTGAGACTGGTTCGTTGAAGAACGCTATACTTCCTTACCTAGAAGATGAGATGAGAGCTACTAACCGCTTTGTTCACATAGATGAACTACGACATGGTGGTAAAAAGAAGTCAGAACGCATCACTTGGTCCCTTCAAGGTCGGATGGAACACCAACAAATCACCTTTAATGAGGATAAAGACTGGAGATTCTTCATTTCACAGATGCTGGACTTCCCTTCACGTTTATCACATGATGATTTGCTGGATGCCTTGTCCTATATAGACCAGGTAAGCATTGCGGACTTCGCACACTCTATTCAAATGGATGAAGAATGGGAACCTGAGGATATTATTTCAGGTTATTAATAAAAATAGTTGTTTTTACTATTTACTTTATGTTATATTACGAATAAATTCCTATAGAACTCATAATATATGTTTGACAGTAAGGAAAATCAATATCAAGCTCTATCTTCTTGGCTTACTTATCGCCTAGAGAGTTGGAGAACACATAGAGATATTAACTATGTCCAGCAATGGGATGAGTATTACCGTCTTTGGCGTGGTATCTGGTCACAATCAGATAAAACTAGAGAATCCGAGAAATCAAGAATCATTGCCCCTGCTTTACAACAGGCAGTTGAGTCATCAGTCGCAGAACTAGAAGAAGCTACCTTCGGTAGAGGTAAATGGTTCGACCTTCAAGATGATATGCTGGATAAGGACCCTTCGGATGCAGAATATGTCCGAAACTTACTACAAGAAGACCTAGAAAAGACTGGTGTGAAGGATGCTGTATGTGAAGTCTTCCTTAACGCTGCTATCTACGGTACTGGTATCGGTAAGATTGTAGTTGAACAGAATATAGAACGTAGTCCTGTAGAAATGCCTGTTGAGGGTACTATGACTACTACACGTCAATTAGTAGAAACGCCTATTATTGATGTTAGGGTTGAGCCTATCTCACCTAAAGAATTTCTAATTGACCCTTCCGCTAATTCTATTAATGAAGCATTAGGTGTTGCACATGAAGTCATTAAACCTAGATACCATATTATAGAAGGTATTAAATCTGGCATTTATCGTGATGTACCTTTAGATGGTGACTACGATACTATTAGATTTGGTTTCGACCCTGAGATTAAACAGGCAGATGAGTCAGACTCAGTTAAGATTACAGAATATTGGGGTTTAGTACCTAAGCGGTTCTTAAAACCTAAGAAAGATAAAGACGATTTTGAATACACTAAGAAAGATGAGCTTGTTGAAGCTGTCGTTACTTTAGTTAATGACGAATACATACTAAGAGCAGAGGAAAATGCTTTCATGATGGTAGATAGACCGTTTATAAGTTACCAACATGACATTGTTCCTAACAAATTCTGGGGTAGAGGTGTTTGTGAGAAAGGTTACAACCCTCAAAAGGCATTAGATGCTGAGATGAGAGCACGAATTGACTCTCTCGCCCTAACAACTACACCTATGATGGCAGCAGATGCGACAAGACTGCCTCGTGGTATTAAGTTTGAGGTTAGACCTGGTAAGACAATACTAACGAATGGTAACCCACGCGATGCTATTATGCCATTGGACTTGGGAACCACAGACCAATCTACTTTTACTCAGGTTGCCTCACTTCAAAATATGATACAGATGGGAACTGGCTCTGCTGATGTCGGTTCAGCTGAAAGAGCTACGTCTTCAGGTATGTCGATGGCACAATCTGCTTCAATTAAGAGACAGAAGCGTACATTAATGAATTTCCAGAACACTTTCTTAATCCCTATGATTAATAAAGCTATGTGGCGTAAGATTCAATTTGATGTTGAGCGTTATCCTGTTGCTGATTATAAGTTTGTACCTTATTCTACAATGGGAATCATGGCTAAAGAGTTAGAAATGACTCAAATGGTACAGATGTTACAAGCTATTCCTAAAGATTCACCTGCGTTTAATGTTATCTTACTAGCTATGATGCAAAACTCCTCTATTCATAACAGAGACCAGATTGTTAATGCTCTTATGCAAGGTAGTCAACCTAATCCTGAGCAACAACAGATGCAACAGGCAGCTATGGAACTACAGATGCAGCAAGCTCAAGCAGATATACAGAAAACTCTTGCAGAAGCTGAAGAAGAAAAAGCTAAAGCTATTAAATGGCAAGCTGAGGCAGCTGAGAAACAACCTAATGAGATTGATATTCAAGGTAAGATACTTAAACTACAACAAGATTCTATTGCCTTAGAGAAAACTAAGGCAGATATTGAAAACAAGAACTCTGAGACTGCTAGAAACATTCCAGAGGTAGAACACTTGAAGTCAGAGACTATATTAAATATGGCTACCGCTAGAGAAAAGGCAGCTAGGACACCAATCACAGGAACTTATCAATAATGCCATTACCAGCGTTTACAATATTACAAGCTTTAAAAGCGATAGGAGTAGGAACAGGTGGTATGCTTACCTATAAGTTTTTTAAAGATGATGAAGAAGATAAGAAAAAGAAAAAACCTCTTTATAATATATTTGGGGTTAGCACTAAGTCACAACGAGCTATATGTAATACGGGTTTAGATGCTGCTACCAAGAAACTATATGGGTGTAAATGAAGACTGATGAGCAGTTCCTAAAAGACAGATTAGATTTATTTGAAACTGAAGGTTGGGCAGACCTGATGGGAGAATTAAAGAACATAGACCAGAGTGTACGAGACGTTGACACGATGAGAAATGAAAAAGACCTTTGGCACGCTAAGGGTCAGTTACAACAGTTAGGTTTATTATTAAGCTTAGAAGTTGCAACTAAAATAGCGATGGATAACCTGGAAACAGACCCATCATAAAATAACTTCATAACCCCATGTGGGCGGAGACAAAGTAAATGAGTATAGTAGTAGATGCAGCACCTGAAGGTGTAGAACAGGTAACAGAAAATCAAGTAGTAGAGCAAGAGGTTCAAGTAGAACCTTCTTATGAACCACCTGAGAAGTATGCTGGGAAATCACTTCAGGCTGTGATTGAAATGCACCAAAATGTTGAGAAAGCATTTGGTAAGCAGGGTCAAGAAGTAGGACAACAACGGCAGTTGATTGACCAATTACTTGAGTCACAATCGGCTGTTAATCAAGCTACTGGACCGACAGAAGAACCTGTGAGTTTTGAAGATACTTTCTATGATGACCCTGCTAAGGCAGTTAATTCAGCGATAGAAAACCATCCAGAAATTCTAATGGCTAAGGAAGCTAATATTAGAGGTGCACAAAATGCAAATCTAGCACAACTTGAATCGACACACCCTGATTTTATGGATGTTGTTGGTGATAAGGGCTTCCAAGAGTGGGTAGGGAAGAGTGGTATTCGTACCGAACTGTTCCGTAGAGCTGATGCTAATTACGACTTTAATGCAGCTGATGAATTGCTAGATACTTGGAAACAAATATCAATGATTGGCAAGACAAGAGAAGTAAATAAAGTTGAGAAAGAGAAAAGGCAGACAGCAATGCGACAAACCAGTTCAGAGACTCGTTCCTCAGGTGATTCTGTTGGTGGTAAGAAGATATATCGTAGGTCAGATTTAATAAACCTACAACAGAGTGACCCTACAAGGTACGCTGATTTATCAGATGAGATAATGTTGGCGTATCAAGAAGGTCGCGTTAAATAATAAAACTCAATAAGGAGAAATAAAATGGCGTTAGGTACAAATCATACTACCATTACAACATCAGCTAATTTCATCCCTGAACTTTGGTCGGATGAAGTTATTGGTGCGTACAAATCAAACTTAGTTGTAGCCAACTTAGTTACAAAAATGTCACATAAAGGTAAGAAAGGTGACACAATTCATATTCCAACACCATCCAGAGGCTCTGCTTCTGTTAAGGCTGCTGGTTCACAGGTAACATTGATTGCTGATACAGCAGGTTTAGTGAATATCAGTATTGATAAACACTATGAATATTCAAAGTTAATCGAAGATATTGCTGATGTTCAAGCACTAGCTTCAATGCGTAAGTTCTATACTGATGATGCTGGTCACGCACTAGCTATTCAGATTGATACTGACTTATTCAATACTGCTGAATTATTCCAAGGTGGTGTTGTTGCTGGTGACTGGGCAAAGGCGTTAGAGATTAATGCTTCTACTGGTGCATTAACTGATTATGTTAATGGTGGTACAGCAGAAGGTGATATTTCAGACCTTGCTATCCGCAATATGATTCTTAAACTAGACAATGCAGACGTTCCGATGGACAACCGTTCTATGGTTATTCCACCGATTGCGATGAATGACTTGTTAGGTATTGACCGTTTCACTGAGCAACAGTTCATTGGTGATGGTAATGCAATTAAGAATGGTAAGATTGGTTCAATTTACGGTATCGATATTTTCGTAACCTCAAATTGTCCAACTACTGCTGGTGGAGACCGTATCGGTTTAATGCTTCACAAAGATGCTATGGTATTTGCTGAACAAGTCGGTGTTCGTACACAGACCCAGTACAAGCAAGAATACTTAGGTGATTTGTTTACTGCTGATACTATCTACGGTGTAGGTGAATTACGAAATGATGCTGGTTTAGCATTTGTAGTTCCAGCTACTTAATAGTTAGCTGAGTATAAACATCTTGAATTTCGCGGATTCAGGGTGTTTATCTAAGTTAATTAGGATTAG